TGGTATGCACCCTTTGAATATGGTATTGCTACTGTAAAGTTACGCTTGGCATTGCCATGCTTTAAGCATGTGTCATACCCCAACTTCTTGCGTCGTGTTGGGTATAACTCATCGCATACTTTACATCTTGGTCTATGCATACTGTTTTCCTTCCATTAGATTGGGCTAAACGCTGACTCATCACCATCGTAGAACCATGATGTGTAAGCATAGATGCCGTTTGACATTGGGTTGATGCCGCCAAAGATGGGTTGGCTTGATGATTCCTCCAACCCTTCAGACTCCAATGAAACAAATAACTCCCGTTCAGATGCAACATCCTCCCATTGCATCTCATCAACCAAGTCCATGTTGGTATCTGTATGTATGGTATGTACTGTATGGGTGTAAAGTTGGGTCATTTCATATCTCCATGACAAAAGTAAAGGGAGGGTATTGCTACCCTCCCATCGGGATTAAAGGATCACCTTGACAGATGATGGTTGGCGTGATGCTTCGGTATTGTTGACCAATGCAATGTAAGGTGCATTGTCAAACTTATTGAACTTTACAATAGGGTTCTTACCTGCATTATCCTTGGGTGACCAAGTATGAACGGGCTTGTTAAGTTCCTTAGACTTCTTAAGCATGTAAGCATATATCGCCTTAGCATCATCAATGCTAAATTTACCATCGGATGATGGCATGTTATTGGCATCGTATGTTCCCTCAATAGCAATATCTTGTGCTTTAGGGCGTAAGATGACATTGACATGAGTTGGTTTAAGTTTTTTCATTTCATAATCTCCATGAAAGTTAATGTAAAGTTAATGACATAATGTCACTAACGCTGATCCCGTTGGGGACACTCCCAGACTCGCCGAAGCCGAGCCGATTGTCAAGTCCCGCCACTTCAAAGTAAGAAGTAAGATGGATGGTGCAACAGTAGATACAACTATCTACTGTCAGATGTAAAGTATATAGGCACTATCTAAATTTATGGATAGTGTAAGTCATTGATTTCATTGGGGAATAATGCAACTATCTAAACTATCTATGTTTTTCGGGATAATGTGGCACTACAATTTTTGTATTATCAGACCGCACCTTACATGTAAAGTACATTTTCCAAATGTGGAAACAAAGACATGCAAAAAATGATAGATAATTTAGATAGTTAGATAGATAAACTATACATATACCTCTGGAATCCCTTGGTATTCCTGCAAACTATACATTTTCATTGTCAAGTTACGCTATCTAAATCCTGCAATATGGCCGATGTATAGTTTAGATAGTGTAGATAGTTGCATATATGGCCCATTATGAGACATGATGTAAGGTCAGATGACCTATAAACCCCCGACGTATGGGTTTTTATTTATAAAAAACAAGGCAGAAAAAAACCCGGCTTTCGCCGGGCGTTGGTTACAGGGACAGAACTAGCACCATCAGTATGTACAGCACGGGCCAGACTGCTAGGGCTATCAGGAATATCTTGAGATTTTCATTCATGGTTTCTTCTCCGGTTCGGGAGCCGGGCTTTCGCCCGGTCTCCCTTGGTTACTTGGTCTTGATTACTGCCACACCCATGCGGGGGTCACTTTGCTTTTGTATTACAAAGTCAAAGGCCTTTGCTTTGGTCGTGGTGTGGTACTCGTACCATTGAGAACCGTACTTGTACTTGACCACGAAGGTCTTGCGCTTGATCTCTTTCATAGTTTTCTCCAGAGGATCAGGTTAGGGGATCCCGACCGGTTTCCCGGCCGGGGTCTTTACTGCTACCTTACAGGACTACTTTCGCAGTCTTGCTTGGTTTGTCGCCACTTACTAGCGCCATGTACGGGTGACCGTCGTACTTGTTGAATTTAATCTCTGGTGTTTTTGCACCGGTCGATTGAATCCAGACCTTGACTTCGCGCTTGAGTTCTTTGCCTTTCTTGACCATGAAAGCGTAAACTTTCTCGGCTTGATCGACTGAGAACACCGTGCCAGAGGCATCGGAAGCACATCCCTCAAGTTTCAAGTACCCTGCCTTTGGGGCAACGATAACTCTCACATGACTTGGGCGTTGAATGGTTTTATCCATGTCAATTCTCCTTCATATTGTTAAAGAGCGTCAGGTCTTAACTTCCTGAATCGATGCGGGGGGGGACATGGACTGCGCTTTGGACACGCCCCCCTTATTGTAGGCAACCTCTTAAACCAAGACCCAAAAAACCCAAGTGTAAAGTTACGGAATTTTCAGATTACCTAGAGTCCCCCTATTGACACAACAGTAAGTTGTTCTATACTCCGGCGTATGGACAACCTACCTCTTTACCACACGAAGTGGTCAGACAGACTGGCCTTCGATGTGGCGTTGATGCTCGAAGGCAGCGGAGAATCTCTGCAAGAAGTAATTACACGCCACAAGATTGCGGCCATTGACATCCTTGCCTTTAACAAAGACCCGATCTTTCTCAAGAAAGTCGAGCATTATCAGAACGAAGTGCGTGAGAAAGGGCTGACATTCAAACTCAAAGCCCGCGCTCAGGCCGAAGAACTACTAACAACCTCCTATTTGTTGATACATGACCCCGCAGTTAGCCCTGCGGTGAAGGCAGACCTCATCAAATCGACGGTTAAGTGGGCTGGGCTAGAGCCTAAGAACACGGAAGTATCTGATGGAGCAGCGGGCGGCGTGAAAATCACGATCAATTTGGGTGGTCAGACCCACGAAGCACAGGTAATTGAACAAGAGGCGACGGATGTCACTACCATTGAGCATAGCGAACAGGCTTAATTCCACCTACGACGGGTTCAAGGCAGCAATTTTTACCACTTCAAGTGAGTACAACAACTTTACACTGGCGTTAAAGGAGGCGGGAGCCTCGTTTAAGACCAAAATCAGCAAGCATAAGAGGCGTGGCCGCGAGTTTGTGGTCATGGTAGTGGGAGAAACACACTAATGGCGCTCGACATCAACTACACACCCCCGCCAACCGGGGCTAAGTTCATGGAGTCGGACGCAAAAATGCGCGTTTTGATGGGGCCGGTAGGTTCGGGCAAGTCTGTGACCTGTTCGTTCGAGATTGTGAGGCGTGCTTCGCTACAAGCCCCCAATGCACAGGGCATCCGCAAGACGCGGGCGGCTATTGTGCGCGAAACGGCACGGCAGTTGCAGGATACGACGATCAAAACCTTCCTAGATTGGTTCCCACCGGGGGTCTGCGGGGAGTACATGCGTACAACCAAGACCTATTTCTTCAAAGTAGGCGAGGTTGAGTGCGAGATTATGTTCCGAGCGCTAGATGATGCCGACGATGTGGCTAACTTGAACTCGTTGGAGTTGACATTTGCGTGGTTTAACGAGTGTCGGGACATTCACCCCGACATTATGGATGCGATGTCTAAGCGGATTGGGCGTTTCCCGTCGGCAAAGGACGGGGGGCCGACATGGCATGGGATGTGGGGGGATACTAACCCACCTACAATGGATACTTGGTGGTATTACCAGATGGAAGGGCTGGATCCTAAAGATGGCGTATCTCCGAACAATAATGGTTGGTCGGTATTCAAACAACCCAGCGGGCGCTCGACGTACGCCGAGAATATTGAAAACCTCCCCGAAGGTTACTACGACACCCAAGGCCGATCCGAAGAATATATTAGGGTTTACATCGATGGAGAGTACGGGCTGTCCTCGGCTGGTATGCCGGTGTATAAGTATTTCAGGCCGGACTACCATATGGCTCGCGAGAGACTTCGCTATATCAACAATGGGGTTCGACCCATTGTTATCGGGATGGACTTGGGGCTTACCCCAGCGGCTGTTATCGGACAGCAAGACCCCAGAGGGCGGGCGCTGATACTTGGCGAGTGTGTATCGTTTGATATGGGAGTACAGCGTTTTGTCAGGACAATGCTTAAGCCATTGCTATACGAGCGGTTTGGAGGCGCACCTATACTGGTGGTTACTGACCCTGCGGGTATCCAGCGGGCGCAGACAGATGAGAGATCGGCGGTTGACATCATCAAGGCGGAGGGACTAAGGGTCATGCCCGCTAGGACTAACAGCATCTCGGCACGGATTAACTCGGTCGATGACTACCTGATGCGGCAGGTGGACGGCGATCCGGCCTTCCTAGTAGACCCCAGTTGCACCCAACTCAAGGCTGCCATGATGGGTGGATATAGGTATAAACCCAAAGGCGACGGCGACATTGAGAAAAATAAACATTCTCACGTAGCCGAGGCGCTACAATACCTCATGCTCCATATCGCTAGTATTGGCGAGGGGGGTCATTTACACGAACGCCGGGAAATCAAGTCAATCTCGGCAGTCGGCTGGACTTAGAATGTGTGATATAGTAGGATGCAGTTTCACCTCCTTGGCGTTCTCCTTCACGCCTCTTGCCCCCTGCGGAAACGTAGGGGGTTCTTTTTTCTTTGACAGCATGTATACTTGCTGCTATAACCACAC